CACAAGGTAGCCCCCCGATGGGCCAGAACCTGTGCCCAGCGCCTTGATTGCGTCAAAGTCCTTGCGCGCTACGGCGCTCATGAATTCGCGCAAGGTTATGCTCTTAGCTTCAGTTACGTACATGTGAGTCTCCTCCGCTACGCTCTTTCGCGCATCCGCCTTGCCTTCGTCGGCGGTGGCGACCGCCGCAGGCTTGACCTCTGGACGCGCAATCGAGCGGATAGCTTCGACAATCTCGACGCCGAGCGTGCGTGGTTCAGCCGGCGTCGGCGTCAGCGATACCTCAACGATTGGCCAGCGCTCAATCTCTCCGCTGCTCTTGCTCGAGACAAGGTGGCCGGGCGCGCCAGTGCTCATGCCGAGCGCACCCTGCTCAGCCAGCTGGCGCACAAGCTCGATGTATTTGCTGTGCCGGTCAAGCTCTGCCTTGACGAGCAAGCCAACATCATCGGTATCCATCTGCTCTACGCGCCCGATCACCTTAAGGCCGATGTCGGGGTGAATGCCGTGCTCATAGAGAAGCGGCGGATTGCTCAGGCCGAGCAGCTCTGCGCCAAAGTCGGTCTTGGGCGTGAAGTACTCGCCATGAAGGTCGCGCCCGCCGAACACGACCGCGTAGCCTTCAGCGTATAACTTGCCTTCCTGCTCATACACCTTCACGGCAAACGAGCGCATCTCCGTCTCTTGTTCCTGCCGGCCCAGCAGCTCTTCGAGCGCGCGACGCGCCCGGGCGAGCAGCTCTTCCGGCGCGTCAATTCCCCCGCGCGCGCCGTTCACGGCGGCCAGCGCGAACCGCATACCGGACGTGATAAGGCGCGGATTGCCATTCACAATGTCGCCACAGGGGGCGACCAGGTCGTCTTTAGTCGCGGACTCGTCGCGCCTGAACAGGAACAAGCGCGCCGCGCGGTCAAGCGCTTCGTTGCGCACGTCCTCTTCGGCTTCGGTCTCGTACCCTGCCCATGACAAGATGCGCTCGCGCGCGGCGTCGCCGTCCCACTCGTCGCGCTCAACAACAGGAAGGTCAATATCAAGCGTGAATCTCATTTCTTCAGCTCCCGCTCAATGATGCGCGAGAACTCACGCATCACGGTGCGATTGTAAACCAGTTTACTTGCTTCTTCGTCCGCGCGCTTCCAGCCGCGATCTCGGTGAAACGGTTGCTGTGCCTTCCCGACCACAAACGCAGCGTAGCGCGCCTTGTTTCGCACGACCACCTGCGCACTGCTGGCCGGCGTGACGAACCATTGTTTCGCCAGCCAACCGGTTCTGCGATAGGGCAGCTTGACGTTGGCCAGCACGTAGCGACGCTGGCGCTCGCTCTTCCAGCGAATGCGCATCCCCGGCTTGCGCGGCGGATACACATTCACAGCGTCGCGCAGCTGGTATCCAAGGTACAGCAGCGCAGGCGTGAGATCGAGTTGGCCGCGAAACACGCGCGGCAGCTTTAAGCGAACAATGGTGTTACTCATCTGCGGCGTCTCCTCGGTTGCTCAAGCGTCGTCCAGCATCTACACCTGACATGCGCAGGTGGCAGATCATCCCAGCCGTCGCCCTGCTCGCGCCCATCGCGCGGTGCGCAGATCGGGCATACGCGCTCGTCAGCGGCTGTGCGCCACACGTGGACGAGCGATAGGCCGGACTCGTCAAGTATCTGCCGCGCGATTTCCGTTCCCTGCGAGTAAGCGCGCGTGACCTCAGTTGTGGCAATCATCTCCGCGCGCTGCGGGCCGAACATGCGCGCAATTCGGTCAACAAGCATATTGCGCGTCCAGCCCTCGGCGCGAGAGCGCGTGAATAGCTCTTGCAGTCGCTTCCGCGTGGTCTCGTTGATTCCGCGAACAAGCTCGTAGCTGTAGTCTTTGGCCCACTGGCTTGCGAAGTCGTACGCCTTCTCCACGTCGGCAAAAGCAGCAGACGACAGCATTGCAGCGGTGGCTTGATCGATGGCAACAGCGAGCAACAAGGACTCAGCATAGGCGCGCGCTTGCTTCTCGAAGCCTTGCTCATCGTAGCTCAAATCGTCAAGCGAGATTGAGTCATCAAGGACCTGCAGCATCTGCGCAGCCAGTTGCTCGCGTTCGCGGTCGAGTGGCGGATCAACGCGACGTGCCTTCGCTTCGACAAAGCGCGCGAAGGCAAACGGCGAACGGCCAAGGTCAGCAAGTGACCTAATCGCGCAAACCCACGAATCCGGCAGGTCACGCGGGGAGAAGTCGGCAAGCGTCGTCTTGCGTGCCTCGCTCTTGCGTCTCCACTGGTCGAGTTCGCGCAACGCAGATTGCATCACAACGTCAACCGGTTGCTCTGTCTCAAAGCCCAGCATCTGGCGCGCTTCTTCGCGCGTCACCAAGCCAGCTTGGTACAGGTCAATCACGCTCTTGCGCTGCGCGCCTACGTCCTCGGCCAGTGCCTCAATGTCGTCGTAGTTGACTGTCAAGCCCAGGGCTTCTGCGATGAGTTCTGCATCCGGCAACACCGTGTCGCGCCAGAACGAGATGCGGTGCTCAGCGGCGGTGGCGTAGTTCGCGGCATCAGTCAGCATCGTGACCGGCACGCCGAACGCTGCGCTGATGCGCCTTAACGCCATCTCGTCAACCTGCGACATTGCGAGCTTATCCAGCGCCGGGATGTCCAGTGGCTTGATTTGCATGTTGCGCCTGAGCACCAGCGCGCGCCACGCATTGCGCACGCCGGACGTGAGACGTTGCCAGGTCGTGCGCACGGCTTCGGCGTCTGCATCTGTAAGTGCACCTTCCTCTGGCGTGATGACTAATGGAGGCAACGCGCCCTGCTCGAAGAAGGCACGCGTGAACTGCTCGGCAGCCAGCGCGGTAGCTGCGCTGGTCTCGGCTATCTTCAGTGGCGCGAGTCCGGGTCCAATGTCGCTCGTCGGCGACCAGGTGTGCGCGTAGATCAACTGATCAGGCTGGTAGCGGCGCGTGAACTGGCCGCTCTGCCAGACGTGAGCGGTGATTCCTCTCGCAGCGTCTCCTTCCACTCGCATCGCGGTTGGGTTGAGCACGCGCATACTGGCGCGTTCAACCCAGAACGCGCCGGCGACGCACAGTGACGCTTCGCAAAGGTAGTACAAGCGCGCAGGGAACGGCGCTTGCTCTTCACCACGCAGGAAAGAGAGAGACGCGACGGCATTCGCGCGCAAGGTGATGCAGCGCATGACGTAGGCATGGAGCGGCTGCGCATGTGGGCGTGTCACGTAGCCCAAAGCGTCAATCGCCTTCGTTGCCCCGTATGCCGTCTTGATGGTCACCATATTGCGTCTGCAATCGCGCTGCCCCTGCCGGCGGCGCGTGAGTAAACCCACGCGATAGCCATCACGCAGTCATCGTGCATCCCAGCAGGTGCGGAGTACTCGTACGTGCCGTCCTTTCGTCGTCGCTGCGAGAACTGCTCCAGCTCTGTCAGCACGTAGTCGTCGTCCGGCAGCACTATCTCACCGCGCTCAATCGCCCACGCCAACCGTTCGACAATCGCGCGCTTGGTGCTGGCCGTGGTCGTCGCGCCTAAAACCGGGACGTTCTGAGACGCAAGGTAGTCCATGACCGGCGCGCCGGCAGCGTTCTGTTCCACGACGACCTCTACGGTCTGGTATTCGCGCGCGATCTGCGCGATGCGCTGGACGGTGCGCGTGTAATCCTCGTGTCGCCAGCGCTCCACCCTCAGCACGGCTGATTGGCCAATATCAAAGACGGCCACGGCGGTGTAGTCCTCTTCGCGTCCAATGTCCACGCCAAGAGCGAACGGGCCGCGCGGTTCAACCTTGCGGACGCATGCGCGAACACCGCGAAACACGCCGCCGGCCTCGTCCACGAACTCAGCGAGCCACTCTTGCCGGTAGGTGCGCTCGCTCACGAGCTGGCGCGCTCGCTCAGCTGCCTCGCGGATGCTAAGCAGCGGATTGTCTGTACTCGGCACACGCCATGCTGCATTCTCATGTTTGCACCGCTCGTACTCGCGCCAGAACCAGTTGCGGCCTCGCGGCGTGCTGATAAGCATCGCGCGCCCCCTCCGGTCAGCAAGCGTCGGCATGAGCACGTCGTACCAGACACGCTCATCCATCAGCGCAGCCTCATCCACAATGACTAGATCAAACGCTTCGCCGCGGATGGAATCTGGCGAGTCGGCAGAGTACACGCTGAGAGAACCACCGCTCAGAAACTCGATGGTTCGCTCAGCACGTCGGATGCGCAAGCGGTCTGCGACCGGCGCGGTCATGCGCTCTGCTAGACGCCACAACGGGCGCGAGTTACGGTACGTGGGTGCAACCCACGCGACTGCGCCGCCATGCGCTGCGCATGACAGCGCAAGGCTGCCGGCCATCACGGTTTTGCCCCATCGCCGACCAGCGCAAACAACCTTAGTCAACGCTGGACTCAGGGCTATCGCCGTTTGGTCTCGCCGCAACCGCGGCAGCAGCAGCGTAGTAGTCATACGCGCGAACCTCAATCGGCGCACCGTCGCGCCCACTCACTTCAACTTTGTCGGGTACTTTGCCGTAAGCGACCTCAAGTATCCACTGCGCGAAGCGCGGGTTGCGCATTGCACTGCGCAAGATGATCTCGACGTTTGTCGCTACATGGCCGTCAATGACAAGCGGTCGCCCGTCCGGGCCTTTCGCTGGCTCGTTGAGCAAAGACAACGCAAGTCTGCGCAACTGGTCGAAGGTGCGCGGGCGACCTTTGCGGTTTATGCGCGGGTCGCCTTTGACGAAACGTCCGCGGTTCGTACTACCGCCGCCGGCCTGCGCGTCCTTTTCCGCCCTTGCCTTTTCCGCCACGCTTGCCACCTTTGCTTGTGCTAGAGCTTTTGGTTTTGGCGAGTATCTCCTTCATCTTGTCACCTCACTTTAAGTTTCGCGCGCCAGGCTTTGCGCGCTAAAGCAACCGTCTCACAGAACACTACACGGCTAAAGTACGCACTCGCGCGCTCGCGCCAGTATGCGTCCCCGCCGTAACAGATGACTTTTTGGGGACTCAACCTCTCTGCGATCAACCTCAGCGCAGATTCTCTGCGCTGTATGTCTTCCTTGTCAGCGATACGCGACTGTAGCTGTATCGCAACGCACCTGGGACGGTCTGGGATGCCAAGCAGGTTGAACTCGAACGAGCTTTCGTCAACCCAGTCAATGTCTGGCACAACCGGTTGGCCAAGCGACTGAAGATACCGACCAACCCACCGTGAGCGGTACACCTGCCACATGTGGACAACGACAGGGTCACGTGGGCGAAGCGAGAAGTTCGGCGCGATGTACGCAAGGAATCGCTTAGCCAGAATCTTCTCGATAGCTTCCGCTGCGTTGTCGTAGACCTCGTTGATCACGTCATCGTAGGTATAGAAGCAGAGCACCGAGCGGGTGTAGTCAACGCCGCGCTCTGTAGAGTTGCGGTAGACGAGGAGGTAGCAATCTGCCTCAGGCGTGCCTGGCCCAAACCACGTTGTGATGCCGTCGTCAATGTCAGCGATTAGGTCTGGGTCGAGATCAGGAATGCCAAGATGATTGCTGGACGGAAACACTGTGTCCGCTTTGAGCATCAGCGGATTGCCCGCGCCGCCTATCGCGTCCGCTGGCAGAGCATCCACCTGCGACGCATTGAGTAACGCGCGAAGAGCGGTTACATCCGCTCTCCAGCTTTTCAGCATTTCCTCGTCGAGTCCCCACGCCACCAGCTGGCTGTCGTCCCATCCAGCAAGAGCATCCCAGTTCCACTGACCAGTCGCGCTAGCGTGCAGCAGGATGGTAAGTCGCTGTCGCTCTTCGTCGGTTAACACGCGAGACGCGCGTCTCACTTCCACTTCGTAGTCATCGCCGTAGACAACTTTGAGCGCGCTCAACCGCTGGTGACCATCGTAGACCTCGTTGTTTGGCCCGACGACGATCATCTGCACCTGGCCGTAATCGTGCCACGAGTCCAACAGTCGTTGCGCAGCGCGCTTGGTGATCTGACGCGGGTTGTGCTCCCACGGCTTAAGGTCGCGCAGCTTGACGCGCTCGTTCGTCCAGGTCAGCGACATGCTACTTCGCTCTGAAAGATTCCATCGCCTGCTCCAGCAACTCAAACGCGCGCTGGTGACGTTCTAGCTCACGCTTAAGCTGCTGGATTTCGTTGCGCAACGCGCGAATCTCCGCGGCCTGCTTGGCCGTCACCGCGGCCAACAGCACAGCAGAGACGGCGAACAGCGCAGAGAAGGCGTCCATGCGCATTCAGTGATCTTTCTTCAGGAACTTAGCTAAGTTCTCCGGCAGCGGTATGCCAAGCTCATGTAGGCTGGCGACGATGCGACCAATCAGCGACGCTTCGATGATGAACCACGTCGCGGTAGCCACGGCCTGCAACCCAAGCTCATCTGCGGCGATGCGTATGCTGACATACGCGACAACGTAAGGCAGCAGATGACGCCA